AGCTCTCCGGTGTAGCCGGTGTCTGGCGCAGGTAGCACCTCGATCTGACCACCGACAAACGCAAAGTAGGTCGGCTTGCCAGTCGTCGTGTACAGCGTTTTCTTCGCATCCACCTCATCCTGCGTGAGCTGGATCAACTGCTGCACCGGTGCGGTCGAGGTCAGGATGAAAGACTTGGCCGATACAAAGTCAGACGGCACTGCGAAGAATGGTGTGTCCACCGTCGCAGTCGCGCGCTTGACCAACTTCTGAATCGGCAGGCGACGCTCGATCTGCGCCTCTGCCAGTGAGATGAAGTCTGGAATCACCGCGGTCAAATCGTCGCGGTTCAGCCAGTCGGCGATGGACGTCTTCAAATTGGTATAGGTATCAAGCGCCATTCTGCTCGTCCTTTACTGCCCATGCACCCTGAAGCGAATACTCGAAGGTGCCGATATGCTTCACCTCTTGCGAGAGCGCGTGATCGACTAGGATTTCATACCCAGCCTCGCGCGCCTTGCGACAGAAGAACACATCCTCACCGATGTAGTGGCCGCCGGTCGTGCTGTATGGAATCGCGAACCAAGGTTGCTCGACCTTCTCGAACACCTCGCGCTTGACCATCATCACGCCCATGCCGATGTAGTCCACCGGTTGCAGCCCCTCTTGCCCCGGCTCGGTATACACCCGGCCGACGCCCTTATCCCCGCCATCCATCATGGCTACCGGCTTGATCGGCATCCGTCGCGTGGCGTAGTTCGCCGCGACGATGTCCTTATCAAGCGACATCATGTAGCCAATCGTCTCCTTCGGAAACCGCATGTCGGAGTCTAGCCACAGGAGAAAGTCAACCTTCTCCTCTAGCGCCTGCCGCGCAAGTTCCATTCTCTGTGATGCGATCAGAGTGCCGTGGCTTGTGAAGAGCACCACGCGGTCGTCTGTTGTCGCTGTATGAAAAGACATCGCACGCGCTAAGTCGTAAGCGAACGATGTCATGACCGTGTCCCGCGCTGGGACTAGTATTGCCACAGCACGGCTCATAAATGCTTCCAAGCGAAGCCAGACGCTATTTGTCTAGCTGTTGTTTTACTAATACCAAACATCTCATGCGCCTCTTTCGAAGTGACAAAGCGCATTTTTATCATTTTTGCTTGATCTTCTGTCAACTTTGACATGCCATGAGTTTCCCCTTTTGCATGCCTATTTCGTCTCACCTTGTCATCAATGTTTTGTTTTTGAGTTCCAGAAACAAGATGGTTAGGGTTTACGCATGACTTAACATCGCATATATGCCTAATCACTAATCCAGATTTTACTTTGCCAAATTTATTTTCATATGCTGCTCTATGCGCCTGAAGTGTTTTTCCCCTTCCTTCAGTTAGTTTTCCATATCCATGTTTTGATATGGAGCCGCACCATATCCAACACCCTGACTCTGGTATTGGCATTGCATACTTCTCAAACTTTTTATCAAAACTTTCGCGGGGTCTGGCCATTATACTTGCCCCGGCCTAGTGCGAAAAAGTTGGTTATCCCTATCGTTTAACCAAGCCTTCATCTTCTTGGGATCGTCGATTATCCCCTGCTGCTTCAGTCGGTAGAACAAGGCCATCGGGATCGATGCTACCTTGCTCCACTCACCCCATCTCGCCCGTTCGTCAGTCGAGTTGTACTGCTGCTTGTTCTGCTCGATGATGTCGCCAACTTCGAAGACCGTCTCGATCTTGGCTTCATCCTTGTCGGCGTCATAGTGCCACCATTTGGTGGTACCGGTTAACGGGTCATAGTCAAATAATTTCTTGGACATGCGTCCTCAAGGATAGTGGGCGGAGGCATATCCCTCCGCCCACTATTTTGACCATTATTAGGTCGTGGTCAAGTCCGCAGCCAAACCATGAGCAGCTTCGGTGCTGACCTTGAGGCCCCACTCGACAACGATCATGCGCTTCTCGGCGTCGCCGGTCTTCGCAAGCTCGACAGTCTGGAAGGGACGCAGGTAGCAAACGCTGGCGTACTCAGGATCGAGCACGAAAGCGTCACGCTCACGCTGGAAGCGGTTCGGAACCACCGAGACGGCACCGAAGTCGCTGACATAGACATCAGCAGCACCGATGATCACGCCCGGACGGTTGCCGGTCACTTCCTTGCGGATCTCCGCGATACCAGCAAAAGCCGACACGCGCTGCTTGTTGACCGGGCCAACCATCAGCACCTTCGGCGTGCCACCAGCCGTCCACACCTTCTGGATGACGCTCTTGAGGATCGTCTCCGTGAAGGTGCGCTGGTCAGCGGCGAGCGAGTCCGTGCGGGTCGCGTTCGGCTGCGTGGTGTACACAGGGTCAGCGCCGCCAGATCCCTTGTCCGTGTTCGTCTTCAAGAAGGCGAGCAACGAACCAGTCTTGCGGATAGCAGTCGAGACGCCAGCCGAGCCACCCGAGGCAGCTTGGTTGGTGAGCATGATGCTCTCCATGTCGCGCTTCAACTCAGCCGAGCGCTTCGCGAGCTGGTAGGCCAACTCCGAACGACGACCAGCCTTGTCCACCGACTCGAGCGTGCCCGAGAGGATGAGCGTCTTGCGGCTGACCTGCGTGTAGTTGCCCAAGCGAACCGTAGCGGCAGTCGAATCGTAGGACGACACGTCGTCACCTTCGATCTGCGCGTTGGTCGTGGAGGCAGCAGCGAGCGAGTCCGTCTGCCACTCGAAGAACGTGTTCTTGACGCTCTCGCGGCCGATGTTCGACATGAACGGGGTCTCTTCCGGCGAGATGTTGTAGATCACATTCGAGAGAGACTCACGGATACCCTTCGCATTGAAGGTATCAAAAGTATTGCTAGTCTGAGACATTGTCCTTTACCTCAATCCAAAAATTGTTCAAAAACTGCGGCTGCATCTCTGGTGCTGCCGCTCCGTTGTAACTTGGAAAGAGCGTCGCGAGACTTCACAGACTTGGTCGTTACCGGCACCGAGACACCAGCCTTCATCGGCTTGGCCTTCTGCTGAATCTTCGGCCGAAGGTCTTTCTGCCGGGTCATCAGCTCGTCGTAAAGCATCGCCTTACGAAGTGCGAGAACAGCTCGAGCGTCATATAGGTCGGATATTTCATCGGTCGAAAAACCGAGCTTCTCCGTTGCATAGCTGACGATCTTCGCCTTCTCTGCGCGTGCCTTAGTGGCATCGCGCCATTCTGGTAACTGCTCGAGGAGCTTGGCGCGTTCGACCTCAAGGGTCTGCTCCGCTACCTGCTGCTCCTCTAGTGCCTGCTTCTCGGCCAGAGCACGGCGTTGGTTTTCGACCCAAGCCTGCTGCTCCTGCCGAGTGCGCACCAGCTCACGCTGCCGTACCCATTCAACGGGATTCTCTTGGTAGAGCCTGTCCCAGTCGATCTCCGGCGGCTGTGCTGACTTTAGCTGCGCCTCTAGCACCTGCAAGGTCTGTGCATATCGCTGCCGCTCTTCCCGCGCTTGTGCTGCCTCTGCCTCGGCGACCTTTCGTGCCTCGGCGATGGCTTGCGTCTTGCGCGTGTAATCTGCGGTGCGTGAGTAGCCTTTTAGCAGCTCATCGAGCGGCACTTCGACTTCTTCCCCGTCAACCTTGACGCGGAATGTCTGCGCTGCTGTCGGAGCCTCCTCGGCTTCCTCATCGCCTTCTGGTTCCTCGACAGCCTCAACGTCAGCCTCATCGGCTGATGCTTCAACTGCCTCCTCACCCTCGTCCGTTGCTTCGGTTTCAAGCTGCTCGTTTTCGCCTTCTTCAGCGGCGAGCATCTGCTCGAAAACATCCTGCGTGGACTGTATTGTTCCGGGGGGTGTACCCGTGCCGGTTTCACTCATAACTCTATTTTGCGGGATACAAGACTATCTGCGCCCTGCTATCCGATCAATTTCTCGGCGTGCGACGACGCCATTCTCGAGCACGATTCGCAGGTGATTGCGCACCTGATCCAGAACCTGCATCGCAAGCCACAATCGCTCGCGTTCTTCAATGTCTGGTAGCTTGCTGCTGCGCCACGCTGCCAGATACTCCCGCTCCATCGAGTCGAGTGTTTCGTTCAGCAGCGGGCTGTTAATCAACTCCTCTGCCTGCATGGCGCGCTGCACGTCAATGTGCGGGTTGCGATCGCTCAAGCAAGAAGCCCTCGCTTCGGCTTGCTCTTCATCGCCTTCTTCAAGAGCTTGCCGCCCTTGTCTTCCTTGTTGAATTCCTTGGCCACTTTCATCGGCACGCCGACCTTCTTGGCGAACTCCTTGGAGTGCGCAGCGGCGGCCATCAGACGGGCTTGTTTGGCGGATTTACTAGGCATACGTCCCTCAATAAACTAAAATTTGGATATGACACAAGAAAACACAATTCTGTTGCCAATAGTCAACACAGATGCAAAAGTGCCAAAAAAAGTGCTCGATGCGTTAACCATGCATGAATGTTTTTGCACTTTTTCTGGCATTAAGTCTGTCACCGAAGACTCAGTCAGAAACTACTTAGAGACAAAATTTAGCAAGTCAATAGCAGACCAGTTCAGGCCTGAGTATTTGCTTACTTCTCAAGCCTCTTGAGGGCTTCGGCCGTGATCCTTCCAAAATAAGGTTTCATCTGTAGCGCCCGAATATCTGTTCTTCCCGGCACTTGTGGTGAAGCTATGTTTCTAGCCTTGACCACTTCATCCAAAAGCTCATAAATTTTTACGTCATCTTTGAGCCTTCCGATTCCTTGACCGGGAACCCCTACCGGATAGGATGAATGGCCCGACTGCTGAATCAACGGAGCATCGGCGAATATTTCTCCGATGTTCTGTATGCCAGTCTCTGGCGCAGCCAACTGCCTAGGATCTGTAACGGCAACCCTAGCCTCGCCTATTCCTAGGCCGCCAGATTCTCTAAAGTTCACATCGAGCATTTGCTTGACCTGCTTTCTGACTCTATCTGGCGACTTCCTGAATTGCTCAACACTGGCCTCAGTGCCGACACCCTTCCAGTCTGGAATCAGCTTTTTAATTTCAGCGTCCATCTGACGCTTCGCTTTTTTGCCAAAAGCGGCGTCGGCATAAGCCAGCATCGTCTCTCCTGTCATGGTCGCAAAGTCTCCGCCACTCGGAGCCATTCGCCACGGGATGTATAGAGGATTCTGTCCGGTCAGCGCCTTTATTTCTTCGGCTAGTTTTTTGATCTGCTTTGTCGGAGCCTTTCCTGATGCCCAGACCATGCCGGGATTTTCAAACATGAAGTCTTGGCCGCCCTGCAAATTGACAGGCGTATTAAACTCAACGTCATTGATTCCTGTAAGCAATCCGCCAGCAGCAGTACGGTCTGACATGCTGGTTATAAATGGCCGACCCTCAAGATCTGCCAAGGATATCTCTGGTGGGTTTACTGTTCCTCGAGATTCCACAACAGGAGTCAACTCTTTTAGCTTTTGCTGCTCCTTAACTCTCGGGTCAAATCTCGGGTCAAACTCGGCAACCTTGCTAATTCCGGGAATAGATCCGGCAAGCCGACCAAATGGAACAAACTCCGTCGCAGCCATTGCAGCAGCAGCCGGATCATTGGCGCGACGTGCGCGCTCAATGTCTCGAGCGGCCAACATTTGCCCCACGCCGGGAATAAAGCTCAAAGCTGTCTCAAGCGCTGTCTGCCCAATTCCTTGGTCTTGTTGCGGCTCTAGCGACAGCAAGCCGCGCGCCTGCCGTCGCACTGACGGCATCGCTGCATAAGCCTCTGCGATGGCCTCTGACTCTGGGTCAAGAAGGCCGGTCGGCATTTTCTTTTTACTTGCCATCCTTCTGTTTCCTATAGCGCTCAAGCAAGCGCCGCCCCTTGGCTACCGCGCTCGCCTTGTCTCCCTGATGCCCCCACGCCTCAAGACTCAGCTTCAGCCGAGTCTTGTCCCCTTGCTCGTCTGTCAGTAGACCCGGCATCGACCCCATGCGGGTCAAGAAGCTGCCCTTGCGGCGCAACTGCTCTGGCGTCTTAGGCGCACCTTTGACTGGTGCCTTGAGTGTGCCGCCAGTCTCTGCCTTGTAAGATGCGCGCCCTTTGGCGTTGAGGCCGCCCTTCTTGGACTGCCCCTCGGCGCGTTGCCACGCCGGCGTCTTCACTTGCGCTTCTTCGCCGTCTTGGCCGCGGCCTTGAATGCCGATGCAGTCGGAGCGCCCTTGGCGCTCGGCTTGCGCATCTTCTCACCGCTACCAGCCTTAATCCGCTCACGCTTGGCGTGAATGTTCGCGTATAAGCCTCTCATGTCGCATCTGCTCCACTGATGTAAATGCACAGCTTGTCGGCAGTATCTGCCTTGACCTGTATCGTATCGCCCTCGTTCATGATCGCGAGGCCGCGCCAGTTGTATATCGTGCCACCATCAATCCCGAAGTTATAGACGATGGAATTGGTGATGTCCGGTGTTCCGCCAGACGGAACAAGGTGCACATATGCCTGATGCTTGTTGGCCGTGACGTTGCAGATGTTGATGTCTTTGACGTAGGTGCGAGTCAGCGATGGCACCGTGTACAGCGTCGTGTATGACGCGGTCGCATTGGTGCTGCCGAGCTTCTTGCCGACTATGTTCTGGTACTGGCCCATTCAAACTCCATTCAGCCAGTGCAGCACATTAAGGCTGTGCACCGACGCGATCAGTTCTCGGTTGTTGTTGTCTACTTGGTTGAAGTAGAGCTTCAACTGGTTATTGAGCAGATGCTGGTACTGCTGTGAATACTGCACCGGTGCATTGTTTGGACTCGGCGCCTTTGACTGTCGTATGTCATCCATAGAAATGCTTCTC